TTCAAAATCTTGCCTAGGATTTGCGCAACAGGGAGCGCGTCATGCACTCTTGGATCGACGAGACCAGTCTGATTCCAAAGAGAGAAACAAGGGCGCAATTCAGGTTAAAGATCTTTGAAGCTTTTGGCAGCAATTGTGCATACTGCGGTGAGCACGCAAAGTCGCTTGATCACGTCATCCCAAGGCATCGCGGTGGGCAAACGATTGTAGAGAATCTTGTCCCAGCTTGCCTGCGCTGCAACGGATCTAAGAGTTCAACAGAGTGGACTCTCTGGTATAGGCAGCAGCAATTTTACTCAATCGAACGTGAAATTGAGATCTGGCAGTGGCTGTATCAGTTCAGGGATGAACTTTAGAAGCTGATACTTTACTGTCGTTGTTGTAATGACCGACCTTGGCGTAACTGACGTCTGGTTCTTCACTCATTTCAAAGAAAATTATCTGTCCAATTTTTAATCCAGGATAAAGGGGTAGTGAATGCATCTTGCGTGCATTTTGCAGTTCTAGTGTCAACCTAGACCCATGCCAGCCGGGGTCGCACCAGCCTGCCAGCATGTGACTATAGCCAGCGCGTGCCCTGCTGCTCTTGAGCGCAAACTGACCGCAAACGCTTTCAGGCAGATTGAATGTCTCGATCGTCTCCGCCAGCACAAACTCACCAGGGCGCAGCCAGTACGGGTCCTGTGCGCTGTATCCAGTCAGGTCAAGAAGCTCAAGATCCATGTCCATGGGCCGCTCAACCATCAAGTGATAGCCAAGCCTTACGTCCAATGATGCAGGATTCAACAGCTCCTCCATGAACGGAGTGACCATTGCATGGTTTTGGCAGAGCTTGCGAATTTGCCAATCACACAAGACGGACATCAGTAATCCCAACGGACACGAGGACGACCTTGACGCATGCCGAGGTGCACAAAGCCTTTCTTGGCCCCGTAACCAACGCTGCACGGCCAGGTCTGATCACAATACTCTTGCACCTTGTAGATGTCCACGTCTTTCACCCAGAAGTCCACAGCGCCCGTGTCAGGTTTGTTGTACAAATGCTCTGAATTAGCAGCACCGCCAACAGCAGCATTGACAGCAGGGGGGCGATACCCACTTGTGATCACAATCGGCTTGTTGCCAAACCTTGCACGCACCTTCTCAAGGAATACGCAAAGCTCAACAGCGGTGTCACATTGAGATTGATTAACAAAACGCCGCTTATTGTCGTGTAACGCAAGCTCGCCATAGGCAATGTTTGGCGTGATTTTGTAATCAAACGGTTTATTAGGTGTAAACCCAGCAGATGGTTTTGGCTTGTTCACGGGCTCCTGTTCATTCATCAGCTTGATCAATTTGTCCGCATAGGCAGGGTCCGTCGCATAATCCTCTTTGACCAGCCATCGAGCAGCGTCCTCACGTGTTGCAGCGTTATTGCAACCCTTGTATATGTTGTAATCCTTGTACCAGCGCTCCACCAGGTAGAACACGCAGGTCTCAAGGTCGGGGAAGTCCAGGAACGAATCAAGTATCGTGATCCACCTGCCGTTCACATATTCTTTCGTGTTACGACTGGTGCCCGTGCCCTTCAGTCCAAAATAATTGTGCTCACCTGATACATGCTTGCCAAAGCCAGACTCAAGAGCCCACTGCGCTGCAACAAGCTCAGGGAATTTCGCACCAGCTTTCTTTGCCGCCGCAACAACGCCAACCCAATTGTTATCAAAAACATCTTGCTTGCCAGCCTGCGACCAGGTCTTGAACCACTCCTGATCCCTATTCAACAAATCAGGGCATTCCTTCAACAACTCTGCTTCCAACTCAAAGATCGCCGCAGTTTGATGCGGTAACGCTTTGTAATATTTGAACAGATCAACCAGCTTCAGGCGGTTCTGGGTTTTCATCGTTCCAAGGGGAAGAGATTGACATTGGCCCACCTAAAAGACGACTGTCACCCGTCTGCTCTGGTGTGACGTCTTCATGAATCACGACAGGACGACGCTTTGATCGCTCATCTTCAAGATCAATGACCTTGTTGACACGATCAATCTCACAATCGAGCAGTGGCGTCAACGTCGCGTGAAACTTGTGTTCCTGCGCAGCACGCTGTAAATCATGCCGCCAGTCGCGGCTCTGATAACGCCACAGCCATGTCGTCTTGTCGTTCAGCGCTTTGGGAAGACGAGCTTCAGCACTTTAACCAGAAGCTGTACCCACGAATTTTCGCGGATTGGCAGCAGGGCAATGATTTCAGAGCCAGCAGCGACCAGGATCGCAAGAGAGGCAACGGTGGTGGGGTCCATGATGGTTGGGTGTCTGCTACTAGCTTACTTTTGCATTTCGAGTTTGATAAGCCTGCCCTCGTGATCCATGACACGTCCTTCCAAGTTGCTCACCTGCTTTTCGAACTTCAACTGATTGCTCAAGACGTCGTCCAGCTTGGTAGGCACTGTATAGACAAGGTAGAAAATACCAGTCGAGACGGCAACGGTTGCAGCAACACCAACGCCAGCAATAACGTCCTGCTTGACACCACGCCAAAAATCAGGTTCAGGCATGGCTCGACCGCAAACACTTTCTGATCTTACCTACCCTGACCGCGCAATTTCTTGCGCCCTTTTCTTTCAGGCCTGGACTGCTTTCCTTGACCTTGAGAAGTAGTTTTTGGAGGGCCTGGCTGGTGATCAAACCGTGCCGCACCTACCTTAGATTTAACGACCATTAAAACCCAGTGCTGACGTTGTTGCTGAACTCCACGGTGTCAGTTGCCACAGGCTGCGGCGCATAAGGATCAGCAGGCCACACGGGGTAGTCAGGACCAGTGATGTAGGCGGCCAGCTCGTCGGTGTCGGCGGTATCGCGGATAGCTGTCACCTTCACGCCGGTGGCCAGGCGGATGTCCTCGCGCCAGGTCTTCAGCGCAGGGTCGGCGGGCTTGCCGTTATCAGCCTCGCGGATGATGATCCAGTCGGTAGGGGCCAGCAGCGTGTTAGCGGTAGTGCGTGTCTGTTGCGTCCACTGCTCGACCAGTTGCGTGTGGTCTTTTGGGATCAGCTTGCCCTCGGCGTCATAGCCCCAGTAGAACCGCTGATCGTAGGGTTCGGGATCCGGCTCCCACACAATGCCAAGCCGATCGCGGTCAAGCTGTGTGCTGAGTCTCAGCCAGTTGGCAGGATATTGGATGCCCTCGTAAGTCCATGGCGCGTCCATGGGAAGGGTCCGGCCGTCTGGGAGTGCGTAAGGCATGGCTAAAGGGTGCGTGTGTTAATCCTAGCCGCAGTGGCAGTCTTGTTCTCTACGAGGGCGGCTATCTTCTGCCGAATCTGCGCCTTGCGCTGTTCGATGGCGTCGCGCCGCTTTTGGCTGATGTTTTGGGTGAGTTCGGAGTAAAAGCGGATCATCGGGCGCGGGCGTAGTTGAAGGGGGATTCGGCGAATGCTGCGTAAATCATCAATCCACTGCCTGAAGAGCCACCCATTCCACCCCAAGTCGTCTTGATTTTGAAGCCATTACTTAAAAGATCCACTCCATCAGTGCCGCCTTCTGCTGCGGATGTATCAGCTTCAAGTCTGCTTGTTGCAACGTTATAAATTGTCCTGCTGGTATCAAATATTGCCCAACCATCTCCGGATGCCGTGCGCTTGATCATGACGTAGCGGGGACGGAATCCAAGGAACACAAATGGCTCCGTTCCTGCTTGATAGCCCCCAAAGGCCGAATAACCCGATACAGCACTGAAACAGTAAGCAACATAAGTTCCACTTGACGCATTTGTGTCCGTTGATGTGCCAACACTAAAAACAGTGCTTGTTGGAGCAGTGCTGTTCCAGTACGTCGTGCCCGTGGTGACAGCAGCGTTGCTGTTAAGCAGCATGTATTGCGTATTAGCAAGCTCAGCATGATAAACGGCCCAGTTACCTGTTGTATCGCGTCTCTTAATGATGACCATCCTAGGTGCAACGCCTAAACCATGTCCTACCGTTGCATTAGCGCCAGTGCCAGTGTAGGTCACCACGCTAAATCCTGCCGTGGTGTTAGCACGAACGCTCACCGTACCAGTGATGGAGCCTTGTGTGTTCGTGACGGTGGAGCTGCCGGCGTCCCAGCACCATGCGACAAATGATCCTCCGTTATTGTTTGTCGTGCCTTCCGTGCCAAGCGTAAATCCGTCGCTATTGAACGAGGAAATAATGTTTGTAGTGCCAGAATCTTCAGCATTTGTTGCGCTGGTGTAAATAACACGCGACCATCCAGTGTCACCCAACCCACGAACGGTATCCAAAACATTGTGATCAGCACTTTGATTCCGACGTTTTAACCAAATCAAGTCTGGGCTGAATTCAAAACCGGTAATAGTCTGCGTGCTGCCATTGCCGGTGTAGAGCTTCACATCCATCACAGTGGAAGGCTTTGTGACTACTGGGGCCGGTAACGATGCAGTATTGAGCGCCTTGAAGCCGCTGGGGGCTGTGTAGGCAAAACTCCGAGCACCAAAGTTTGTGGCACCTCCGGTTGCTCCTGCAGAATTATCTTGCGAAACCGTAGGGAAATAAGTGCCAGAAGGGATGCTGGAATAGGCTGCATTTGTACCGGCGGCGGGGTTACCGCTTGCCTGCCAAGTTCCGTTTTTAGAAAACCAGATTTTGCCGTTATCAGCGTCAAAGGCGACGCCAATCACGTCGTTTGTTGTGAACGAATTGCCATAGCTTGTATTTGTATTGTTGTTCCATTTATCGCCATTTAACGAATAATAAGCATATCCTGTAGCTGCAACACCTGCGTATGTCGTCAATGAAGCAGCAGGCCCAGTCATGCCAAGCATAGTGTAACCAGCGGCAGTCATGGTGTATTCCCAGTACCATTTGCCACTGCTAATTCCTATGGTTCCTCTAACGGCTTTCCAAGAGGTTGAAGTAACCGTATCAAGGTTGCCATTAGAAAGCGTGACTCCTCCGTTATCGACTGCGTTCCAAGTGCAATAGTTTCCACGAACCTCACCCCCAACGCCCGTATCAACCTCACTGCCATTAGTGGGAACATCCACCAGCGAATCGTTACCCGCGCCGGATGACACCGAGAAATTGTTTGGCGTCCAGTTGTTGCTGCCTGCGCTGTCTTTGCCGAGCGTGGTGCTGGTGGTGCCGCTGTTGTCGGAGAAGGTCAGGTAAAAGCCATTGGTGCCGTAGCTGCCGGTGTACTCGATGGGCACCCATACGCCTGTGGTGGCGGAGAACTCGCCAAAGCTGGTGGGGGTCAGCGCTTGGCCGTCGATGAAATGTATCTCGGCAAGGTACAAATCAGAGTAGCTACTGTTATTCCACCACGCTCCAATTTTATTGTTGCCATTTGCCAAACACCACATTGTGTCTACATTTTGGCCAATATAGCTAGTCGATGAAAAATTAGTAACTTGACTGCCATTTACATAAATCTTGACCCTATTTGTATCTGTCGACTGGGTGGTGTCAATGGCAACTAGTAAATGAAACCACGCGCTAGTATCCCGAAAAACTTGAGTAGTTGTCAGCAACTGGCCGCCCGATCCATTTTCTAGGCTTAGTTTGTTATTTGTGTCAAAGTAAAGCGCGTTTGATGCGCCCGATGACCCATCGTATCCTTGGAAAATTGCCGAATTGCTTCCCAGTTTTGTTCTTTTTATCCACGCGCTGAAGGTGCGTATTTTTAGATTGGTTCCGCTTGTAGAAAATGTGCGGGAAAAATTAGCCGAATCTGCTGAGTTTATGCGGATAGAACGCGGGATCTGATAGCCAGCAGGAGCAGCACCTGCAGCGCTAGTGAGCAGCAGCGGATTGACGGAACCGGGGACCAGCATCAGCTCAAGTTGGTGATCAGGGTGGCGGTGATCTGCGTGGTGGACTGCACCGCGTAGACAAGGCAGTCACGAGCACTTGCAGCGGTGCTGAGCGTCGGCGCGGTTCCACCAGTAAAGTCCCACTGTGACCCATAAGCCATCGTCCGCCCCCCGGAGCCATCCTGAGTGATCCAGATCGCGCCGCTTTGCCCTGCTGTCAGATTGGTTGGGTTGGCCAATGTCCTGTTGCCGCCCAGCGTGACCGAGAAGTTGTTGGCCACTGCAAAATCAGGCGTGATCGTTGCGCCATCCGTCAGCGCCGAAATCGTGCCGCGCTGTGCAGCGGTGAACGTCTGCGCTAGGTTGATGCCCGCAACCGTCAGCGACGCATCAGGCAGCGTGATCGTGCGGTCTGCGGTCGGGTTCGTAACCGCCAGCGTGGTCTCATTTGCATCAGCGCTGCTGCCCTCAAACACCAGCGAACCAGCCGTGCCGATCAGCAGCTCACCCGTAACCGTGCCACCAGCCAGCGCAAGGTAGGTGCTCGCCGCTGTAGCACTCGTCAGCAGGCCAAGGTTGGCAGCCGTGACATCACCGACCGTGATCCATGCGTCGTTTGCAGCGTTGCGGATCTTGAGCAGCGCCGGGCTGACACCGCTGTCAATCCACCACTGGTAGGCATAGGTTGTGCTGGGTGCAGTCGAGCCGCTGTTCTGACTGACGATGGCCGCCAGGATCGTGTTCAGCTCAGATCTGAAGTTGGCTCCAGACTGGTTAGCCAGTGAATAATCAGTTGCCTGTGCCATTAGGTGATCTGCCTGCCGTGGCCAACGGCTTGGTAATCAAAGGTCCTGGTCACTATGCTACCGCCACTATCGCGGAAGGTCACCGTAAAGCCAGTTCTGCTGACGCTGCTTACCGTGAAATAATCACCCTGCTGCATGTCCTGCGCCGTGATACCCACGCTTGGCGTGCCGTAGAACGCAGTCGGGAATGTCACGGTGCCACTGGTCTGGTTGCGTTGGATCTCGGTTCTGCGCTGCAGCTTGGTCACGACGCCTAACTGCTCAATCAGGATGTTCTGCGATGTGTTGGTGCTGCGCGCCTCAACCTTGAACTGGAAGCCTCTGCCGCGTGTCGTGTTGTTGACGAACGGCTGCCAACTGCCCCATGTCGGTGTGCCGCTTGGGTTGTCGTTGGTGGTGCGCACGTAGAGCTGTGCATTGACTGCGCTCAGATCGTCACCGTCGATGTCAGACCATGCGTCGATCAGGTCGGTGCGTTCATCCCATGCGTTACCAGGCTGGAATGCGCGTGTCTTGAGCGTGGCCAGCAGGTCGATGTCATACACCTGGCTCAGGTCCAGCGTGTTGAGGAACTGGTATGACCCGCTGCTGCTGATATCGCCGTAAAAGTCAATCGTCGTGATCTCGTCCCAATCAGAAATGTCGTCAATCAGGCCCGTAGAAGTCAGCGCAAGGCCGCCCTCATCAGCGCTGTAGAACATGCTGCTGGCGCTGCCCTGGAATGGCGGGCTGTCGTCATCCTCGCGGTACTCCTGCACCAAGAACGTATCCTGCGGCGCTGGCAGGTCAACCACCACTGCAGCAACACCGGCCGATTCGTTGCCAAGGCTGTCCACCGCGCGGATCAGGTAGGTGCCCTCAAGCAGTGGCACGATCTTGCGGGTGCTGCTGCCGTTGACCGCTGGCACGATGTCATTGGCCCGGCCCCATGTGGCATTAACGCCGATCTCAGGTGTGTACCGGATCCGCACCTCACCGCCAACGCGCACGTCAAGATCAACCGACTGCGGCCAGTACAGCTCAGCGTTCTTGTCGTCGATCGGTGCGATGAACAGATCCGGGATGGTCGCCGGTGGTGCGGTCTTGCCCAGTGCGTCGAATGTGGCTGTTGCAATGCCTGAGCGCTTAAAGCCTGCGTTCTCGGCCTGCAGCTCAAACTCGTACCGGCCAACGTCGCTGTTGTTGATCTCGTGGTCAGGCGAACGCGTAAAAACCGTGGTCCAGTTGCCGTTGTTGTACCGGTAGCGGAACACATACCGCGCGATCGAGGGCTGCGGCCGCCAGCTCACCAGCACCTTGGACAAGACCTGCCCGTTTGACTCGTACAGCACCTCGCTTGCCGTTAGGTCAGATGGCGTCGGCGGCGGCACGTTCAGGTCGCTGATGTCAACAGGTGACAGCGGCACGTCGCGCTCGATATAGTCATATTTTTGGAAGTCATACTTCACACCTGTGATCACATAGCTGTCACCCTGCTCCTCTTCTTGCACCGTAAGAACACGGAACGGCTGGCCCGACAGCTCAGGAAGCGTGATCATCCACGGCGTGCCAGGCTCAGGCAAGCTGTACAGCGCGGTCGGCAGGGTGACTAGGTCGCCGTTGATTGTTGCGCCGTTGATCACCTGCACCTGCGGCGTAGCATCATCGGTCGGCAGCACCACCTGAAAGATGAAGGTGCTGGGCACGCTGTCGGTAAACATCAGCTCAGCGTTGCGGTCCAGTCGCACCTGCGTGGCGCTGATGGATTCAGCAATACGACCAGCGCGGATACGACCAGCACGCACCGGGTCCATGACCTTGATGACACTGCCGGGTCGCACGTACTGTCCAGCGGCAATGCCGGTCTTGAACGTGACCACCTCGCTCGTGTTGTGCTCCTCGTACAGGATCCACTCAGCCACACGCCGTGCCTGGCCGCGACTGGTGCAGGCAAACGCCTCGACTTCTTTCTTAAGGATCCCGTATCTTGCGATGGAATCAGCATCCTCAACCACTTCGTAGGCGTACTGCCTTGCGTTCATGTCGAAATAACGCACCGCGACCACAGTGCTGCGTGTCTTCAAGCTGCTGCCGCTGTAACTGAAGCCTTCCTCGGTGACATTCGATTGGTTGAACAGGTAGATCGCATCAGCGGGACTGTCCTGCGCAATCGTTAGCGAACCAGCCGACCAAAACGGCATCGCCCGGAACACTGAACACAGGTCGTTGATCAGCTTGTACGCGTCTTCTTGGGTTTGAATACTGACGTTGCAGGAGAACCGTGGTTCGGTGCCGTTCAGTGTCAGGCCATCAGGCACCAGCGCAGACGCGTACTGACTAGCGGCAAGGAATGCCCATTTGTCGAGTGAGCTGGCGCTGATGTAATCACCAAACCCGTAGCGCTTGCTGGTGAGCAGATCCCACAGGATCCAGACGGGGTCGGTGGTCCACTGCGCAGCTTGAAAACTGCCATTCCAGATACCCTCATAGGCAAGGCGCCCGGTTGCGCCATCAACCACCGCATTGGACGGCAGCCGCACCTTCATCCCACGCACCCGATACATGCGCTCAGGGATGCTGCTGAACTGCTCAGCGTTGATCTTGATGCCGACCAGTGCGCTGTTCGGGTACGCGGTCTTGGCGTAGATCAGTTCGGTGTAGCTGGCCCAGTAGATCTCATCGACAATGCTTTCGTTGTTGGTGCCAGATGCGGGTGCATCATCCGTGACCCTGACGACACGGACATCAAGCGGCGGCGGTGTGCTCAGGTTGATCCTGTAGGTGCGTTGATACAGGTCAGCCGTGCGGCCAGTGATCGTGTTGGTTAGGACCGTTGTGAACGGACCGCCTGCATACGAGAACTGAATCTGCAGTTCAACCGAGGTGCCGTCAACGTTGCCGTTGCTCCTGAAGATCTGTAGCGCTGGCACCGAAATGGTGACCCTGATGGCGTCTAGGTTGGTGTCAGATATGTTGCGCGTGACCGGGACAGCCTTGGTGACTTTGGTGTTGACCGAGACTTCTTCCTGCGTTGATGTAAACGGCAGATAGGTCTGGTCTTGTGTGCCGTATCTGGTGTAAACCTCAACGTCACGAAAGTTGAAATCATTGGCGTCGTATGGTTGCGCTGGGTTGGCATCTTCACGCACCAGCGGCGTGTTGTTGAAATAGATGTCTTTCAGCAGTGCCCTGTTGTATTCAGTTGTATCTCGGTTGTAGGTGCGGGCCGACGGAAATCCTTCAATCTCGCCTTCACCGATCAGGTCGATGATCCTGGCTATCTGTGTTGAGTCGAGATCATCTGGCGCGACATTTGCCGACCCAGCACCACCGCCGCCGCCTTTGCCGCCACCACCGCCACCGCCGCCAGCAATCAGGTCAGTCATCAATCAACCACCTCAACTTTGTCACTGGTTAAGCCAGCCGAGATGACCACGCTGCCCACCAGCACCTCGCCGTAGATGATCGGTACAGGCACCCCCGAGCGCGATACGTTCTGGATGCCAGAGAAGCTGTACGACTTCTTCGGGTCGCTGTCAGAGTCTGTGCCAACCTGTAGCTGCGGGACTGGTGATAGCAGTTGTGACACACCGCTCAAGATCAATGCGCCGCCAAATAAACCAACCTGGGTGACAGTTGCACCGGCAAGACCAAGACCAAGGCCTGGGATAAAGATTGCTGCCGCAACCAACGCAATGCCCGCCAAGATCTGACCAAAGCCATCACCAGCGCCAGCCATTACAGGCACAATGCGGATCACATCAGCGCTGCCGATAGGCATGTGCAACTGCTGCGGATCATCGCCAATCGCAAGCTGAATCCTGCCTGCGCTCACCTTGTATTCACGCTCAGCCATGTGCGCCTGCAGGCCAGGAAAGTTGGCCACCAGAAACCGCACAGCCTCTGCCGGTGTGCTTACCGCTGCCCTGAAGCTGCGCTGCCCTAGGAACTTCGCCAGGCTGCCGTAGACCTTTATCAATCGCATCACAGGCACCTGCTTGAGTGCCGGAGCGCACGCCCGGTGTTCTTCAGATAATAGCTGCCGAGCAAGTCGCGTGAACTAAGCCGCCCGCGAATGTGATGCAGGATCATCTGATCGCCAACGTAGACCGCAACGTGGTTCAGGCCCCTTGCGCCATCGAGTGACATCAGCAGCGCATCACCAACCTGCAGCCGCTCAACATCCACCTCAACGAACCCGGCCTCGCCCCAGCAGCGATCGAACATGGGGTCTTCGTTGAACTGCTGCATCACCTCCGGCCGCTCCCAATCTGGGAGGTGCAATGCAAACTGTTCGGCGTACCAGTCACGCACCAACGTCCAGCAATCGCTCACGCCCCACACCCACTGCCGCCCGATCAGCGGCGCCTTGAACCCGCTCGGCTCGCAGGTTTCCCATTGCAGCGTGCCAGGGTTGACGATATGCCACGGCAGACCGCTGCGCTCGCAGGCCATCCGGTCGGCATCGCTTGGTGTTGCAGGTGTGCGCGGATGGCTGTGAACCACACCGACCACTTCTCCTGCATCCTCGGCTTCGGCGTAGTCTTCAGGGCTGAGCACAAAGAAATCCTGTGGCGTCTGCGCCAAGTTGCGGCAGGGCCAGTACCGCTTACGCCCTTTGACCACCACCAGCAAGCCACACGCCTCTTTCGGCGCCTCCGCCAGCGCGTGCTCAACCGCAGCCTCCTGCCACTTCATCATCCGTAGAACCCTCCAACGCCCGGGAACCCACCGAACGGTAGCTGTGCATTCTCGCCAAATCTTTTGCGGCAACTGCTTAGCCGCTTACCGCAGACATCATTCAACGCGTCAACGGTGCCGGTGATAATCCGTGGCTCAATGGCGGTGCTGTAACCAGAAGCCCATAGCGGGGTCGTAGTGCCGCCGTGATACAGCACTAGGTTGGCGTCGTTCTGCTGCGTCAGGTAGTTGGTTGAATAGCCGCTAGCAGTCCGCAGGTAATAGACCGCTGCAACGCTGGTGAAGGTGCCCAAGGTGCCGGGGTTGACGACAGGGTCACCGTTGCGCCATGGGTTGTTGCTGCTGACAGTCGCCTGCGCGTTGAAGTATTCATTCACCCGCCACATGCCCGTCGATGCGCTGACGGTTGCCTTGGCCATGGGCTTCAGGTTGGGATCGCCATAGTCATCGTTGATGGTTGGTGCGCCCTGCGTCCATGCATAGTTGACGGTCCGGCCTAACGCAGTGAAAGCGTCCTTGTAGTTTTGCGGCAGCTCATAAGATGTGGCCGTGTAGCTCAACGTAATGGTCTTGGTGCCAACGGTGAACAGCTTCGTCGCCGTGCGCGACTGCCCTGCATAGGTGTCAGCGCTGCCGAGCACTTCATGGAAAAACGCGCCTGCACGGCCGGTGTTGACCGTGCTCTCAAGTCGCCAGTCCATGTGTCTGACAGCCGTCGGCGTACCTAGCAGCGCCGTATTCGTGGCCCAGATGACCGAGCCATTGCTGCGCAGCAGGACCAGGTTGCCATCGGTCTGCATCACAAGGCGGTAAGCATCAGAGCCGACCGTATTGAGTGCCCACCGTGCATTAGCGCTCGGGTTGTCCTTGGCATAAGTGACCAGGTTCGAATCAGCCTGCAGCGTGGTCCTGAACCAAGCATTTGCAGATGTAAGCGATTGACCCACGAACAAACTGCTGCCAGCGCTCAAGGTTGCAGTGCCAGCCGCGAAGTTGGTCGCAGGGCTTGTCGCCAGTGCGTTGTCGTTCTCGTCGAAGTAGTTAGTCCCGGTGTAGCCGCACTCAGAACCGCGATACTCCCACGGGCAGGCAGTGGCCAGCGCAATGCGTTTCGGGGCACGCACACCAGCTAGGTCAAACGCAGCCGTCAGCTCGAACTCAACGAAGTCACGCGTCTCGGTGACCTTACGATCAACGTAATAAACCTCACGCGGCATCTCAGCGGTTGGGTCTGGTGTGCCGTATGGATTGGCGCCACCCTCAAAGTTATTGGCATCAAGGAACCGGCTCAGCGTGCGGATCCGCGTAAACTTCGCCCCGGTCAGGTCGTTGCCCACTGTGTAGGCGTTGACATCCAGCAGGATCAACGAGATCGACCCGAACAGGTTGGAGACCCTGACCTTCGGTCGTGGCAGTTGCCCGTTGCCGCTGTACTCAAACCCGCCCACCTCGATCGGGAAGGCCATGTAATTATTGCCGCCCCAATAGACATCGCCTTTGGTCAGCGTGCCATTGACACCATTGTGAAACCGATAGACCGTGTTGCTGCCGTGGATCTTCTGGACCAGCTCAAGCTCAAACAGCTCGATGATCGCCGCAGGGTTTGAACTGATTAGCTCCCGGAATAGTTCGCCGCTCATGGTTCAAACACTTGAGTGAATGTTGCGGTGATGATGTTGATATTTGTGTACTGAAGCTCGCGACTCCAGGTCAAGCACACATATTTACCAGCAGCCCCACCAGCGGGCGGTGTCCAGTCAAACGAGCCGCCATCATTTGCGCGTGCATCAAAAAATGCCTCAATCGCATCAGCATCAGCATTGCTCTTTGCTGTCCAGGTCAGATCCCACACCTTCGGGTTTTGATTCAACCCATAACGCAAGCGCTGTTCGTATCCGTCACCAAACTTGACGGTGCGAATCTTGGGTTCGCTTTTTTTGATCAGGCTGAAATCAGGCGTTGTGCCGCCGCTGCTTGTGCCAACTGTTGCGTCGTTAAAAGTGGCCATTATGCGAGCAGGCCTCCAGGACGCTTTTGCCTGATCAATTCTTGCTGCACTGCGGCACCCACAACACGACCCAAGGCGTTTGCATCACTATTGTCGCCTTGGACTTTAGAGCCGGTAGCGTCAACGTTCACGACAACAGTTGCATTCCCGCCGCCCCTCATCGTAACTGGGATTGAACGTCCGTCAGGTAGCGGCACATACGCCTCAGAGCGTGCACCTTCTCCGAACACGGCAAGCTGAGGTGAGTTGGCAATACCACCATTGGCGTACTTCTTGAGCTGCATCGGCCCATAAGGAGTCATGATGCCGCCCATCGCAAAGCCAGTGAAGAAATTGGATCCACCAGTTGGCAAAGAACCCAGTCCAAAATTAGCCGCAGATGGCATGCCGGAAACATTCACTAGACCTTTAGTTCCTAAGAATCCATCTTTGAAAAGACCGCCGCCGAACCCAAGTGCTTGCATAATCGATTTGAGCACTAATTGTTGAATAATCATCCTGGCTGTATCGGCCAAGATTGACGCTGCAAATTGCCTGAAGTTCAAAGTGCCAGTTGTTGCAAGTTGGACCATTGAGTCCTCGACGCCTTTAAATCCTTTTTCTGCCAAAGAGGTGAGCGCTTCATCAACGCGGCCAATGCCATTTAAATAATTCTGAACTCCAGCATCAAAAGCTGTTGTTTCTGTAAAGCCAAACTGTGCCTTTGACAAAGCTTCTTCAAAGCTAAGTTGACCCAGCGCTTCGTTTCGCTGTCGCTCCGCCCTAGCACCTAAGGCTCTCAAATACTGCTGGGCAAGACCGCTTCTATCTGCATTGACTAATCCCTCAAACATTACACGACCGCCAGTTAGCTGACGCAATTCTTTAATTGTTTTATTGAGATCCTTTCCCTTGTCATTGATTTCATTTAATGCCTCGAGAAATTTGCGCTCAATTGCTTGTTCCGCTGTTTCCCCAATCCCAGCCGTCTCTAGATTTACGTCACGAATCATGCGACGTAATTTCTCTGCAAGATCTGCGCCGCGTTCAAGTCCGCGATTGTAATCACGAAGAATTTTTTCTTGCTCTCGATCGGCTTTGCTTTTCCTTTCTTTTGCTGTTTCTGGAGAAATGCCAGGAAGCCTTGATGGGGGTTCAGCTTGACCAGCACTGACTGCAGCCTCAGCAGCCTTCAAGGCATCACGTTCCGCTGTCAATTGAATGCGACGTGCTTCTAAGTTTTTGATCAGACGCTCTTGGAAGCCACGACCTTCACCGGAGTCACGCAAGCGATAGTATCCAGCCAACTGTTGATCAAGGATTGTTATTTTGCTATTGAGTTCAGTGATTTGTTGTGCACGATCTTTGCCGAGGCCGAGAAATTGATTTAATTTTTTCGTGGCCGCATCAATAGCATTAACAATAGCGGCAAAAATTGTTTGAAAAAATGCGCCGATAGGCTTCAGTAATGTGCCGACACTTTGTTGCAATCGAGCCAATGATGTTTTAAGGCGATCACCGGCTGCGTCAGGTCCATCAGCAATAATTTTTGCATTTTCACCATATGTGGCAAATAACTTTTCAGTAAACTTTTGGAAATCGAGAAGGCTTACCTGACCTTTTTCAAGTGCTTTATCAAGCTCCTGAGGTGTCATGCCGATTGATTCAGCAAACAAACTAAAAGCACCAGGCAGCCGCTCACCAATCTGTTGCCTTAATTCTTCAGCGCTAACCTTGCCTTTGCTGAATACCTGAGAGGTTGCCGTCAATGCAGAGTCAAGCTGCTCGAGGCTTCCGCCAGTACCTCTAATACCGGAGGCGATACCAATGAATGCTTTCTCCGCATCACGAACATTACCACCAGCACCTTTAACAGATGCCGTCAACTGAGTAAATTGACGAGTCAGGATGTCCTGCGGGATCGCAAGGCTTCGGCTTGTTTTATCAATGAATCCAAGAGCGCGTTGGTATTCGCCTGCATTTTTTGTGACAAGTCTTAAGGCTTGTTGTTGTTTTGACAGGTCAGCGGCATACGTTGCAGTGGCTCCTAATCCTTGACGTATCTGTCCAACCTGTGCACCAATTGCCCCACCAACGATTGAGCCGGGGACGCCACCAACAATTCCACCAATAGCCGCACCAGCACCGCCCTCAAGGCCTCCAAAGACACCAGCACCGGCAATTGTGCCCGCAATCTGCGCAGCGCCTGCAAGACGTCCACGGCCACCAGGCTGCACTTTCCTCAGTTGCGCATCAAGTTTTGCCGCTTCAGCAGTGGCTTGCTTGAATTCAGTACTACCAAGCTGAACGCTGTTCGCAATCTCGCGCCATGCATTTGCATAACCTTTTAGGTTGTTAATGCTATTTGTGGAGTTTTGTTGTATCTTGCGCAGCTCGTTTGATGCTTCCCTGAAGTTGATATTTGTTGCAGCCGTCTGTTGCGCCAGGTTTTTCAGGGTGCCCTGAAGCCTCGTGAGCTGCTCACCGCCCTGCTCCTTGATGCGTACCAGCAGTTCAGTAACCTGGCTCATTTCTTCCTCTTGTTCAAGACGGACAGGGCAGCCATCTCCATTACCTGCACGCCTTCAAACATGGCCACAGGATCCTTGACTGCATACAGCTTACATAGCCATTCCAAACTCTGGTAGTTCAATCCCGTCAATCCGGCCATGCTCGTGTGCCATTGCGTTGACAGACGAATAAACATATTCAGCACATCCCAATTCTCCTCCCACACCTCGCAATCTTTCTCAACACTCTCCAACCTTAAGGCGGCAAGCTGTTCCTCGCTAGCACCAAGAGCCTTCAGGTCGGTTTCACGTTCATCAACAACGCCGCCTTTCGCCCAATACTCAGCGGCAACTTTTAGTTTTTTGCTGGCGCTCCAGTCACGCTGTCGGCATACGCTTGAATCAACGCACGCATCACATAGGGATCGTCGCAGATCTCTTTCTTGGCCTTCTGCGTGAATGCAATGTCCTTGCCTTCTTCATCCTTGACACCGTCCCAACCTTCAAGGATCCCATCAACCAAGACATCATCGCCTTTGTCAATCAGATCATTGAAGGCAGAACGACTCATCTTCTTGAAGACTGCATCGAACGTTTGCTTTTCAAATTTGCCACCATCGACAGGGACTTCCACTGTCACAGGCCATTTGTACGAAGCAGTCTTCTTAAGAATGAAAGCCATAAGGATCAGGTGAAGACAAGTGACATTTCATTGTTGCCAGCCGTGGTAGGCAGGGCAAGGTACGGCATCGACAAAGCGATAACGCCGTTCGTGTCAGCGTAGCTGCAACCAGTGATGTCTGTCTGTGCTGCGTTAACAGTGACAATGTTTCCAGCAGTACTCCCCAACACGATGCTGGTGCTATCAGTAGCAGAGGCAACTGCCTTGGCAAAGAAGTCAGTGGTACCAACTGCAGGAGCCTCAATCACAGCAGTGCCGCCCGGAGCGCGGTTGGTGATCAGCACTTCCTTGTTGGAAGCAGTCTCCTTGTACAGCAGCTCGTTGTTCAATGCCAGATCGAACGACTCAATGCGTGAGCTGGTCACACCGTGGAAGGTGGCAGTTGTCACGTTGGTGTCATTCACTTCGATCGCAGCAGCCTGATTCGCCACAGTGAACGAACCCGACAGGGCAGTGTCATCAGGTGCGTTGTAGATACCAATGAAATTGAAACTTGCAACAGCGAACTGACCAGCAGTCATGTTGAAGCTGACAGTGCCTCGAGCACCAGTGATCTTGTGACGAGTGCCGTCGTAGAAGCAGTAGATCGTTGCTGAACTAAAGCTGCTCGAAACCGGTGCGTAAGTCACCGAAGTGGACGAAACAATCGCCTCACTCAACCCGCAAGACTTCAGCAGTGGACCAAACGCAGGCGCGGTACCAGCAGTCCCCGAACCAGCAAGCTCAATGTCAAAAGTGACGCTGACACGCTTGTTCGCAACCAATGTGCCGCGAGTGCTGTTGCCCAAGAAGCCTTGATACGCAGCAGCTTGAACATTGTCAGATTCAATTGGAGTCACCTCAAGGTTGGTGACCTGAACCGCGTCAGAACCGCCGACAGGACTTGGATCGGTCCCGTAAGTGGACTCAATCTTTGCGATCAGAAACTTCTTCCGTGTCAGTGCCATCGGTGGTAGGAGCGGCGGTTTCTGTGATCAGTGTAAGCTTTCCCGTCTTGGGGTCAAACAAATAGCTGCCGCCCACTCCGGGATTGGGAACTTCCCTTTCAATCTTAGCCATAATGTCAGGCGCTAGTTAATGAAGTCCTGCTTGTACGATAACGGACGATGAAGTCCTGACTGATAATACCTAGCGGCACATCAGCTTCATACAGGTTGAAGTCAGTTCGATCAGGTGTCAAGTCAAGGGCGTAGCCGTTCACCGTCTGATCAGCCATCAACTTGGCATGTACTTGCTGGGTGTAGGTATCCGACTCATCGTCAGGCACTGCGGCACGTACTAAAGTCGTGATCCTGACCCGCATTGACCAGTCCAGCTTGTCGTAGAAATTTGTATCAATAGGTTGATCGTTGACAGGCTCGACAATGACAGCAGGTACCTCACCACGCGCCAAAGGCTCCACACGGCTCCTGTAGACCGTTGCACCTGTGATCGTGTCCAGATTGCTCTTGATGCGAGCCAAAATCAATTCGCGGCGCGTGTCAGCCATTAGGTGCAGGCCATAGTCGTAGTAATTGTTTCACCAGGATCAATTGCTGTCACGTTCAAACGAATGTAACGAGCCATGATCCCGTCATAGTGATCGCAAAATGTCCCAGCGCCTTTCGTCTTGGCATCAGCAAGGTCGTACCAGTTCGTTCCATCAAGGCTTCCCTGCTCCTTGAATGTCACGTTGCCGCCAGTTACGACATGCTGAAATGTAAACAGGGTGGCCTGTACTTCTACGGAGTCCGTTGCGCTCACCGTAGTGACAGTGCCAAACGAATGAATGTTGTCAGAAAGCTCACCACTGAGACCGATTACACGTGCCATCAGACTTTGCTCAACAACAACTCGGAAAATAAACCGTCATCAAGTGCTCGATTCTCCCTGACGGTATAGGAGACCGAATCAACAGTAATGGCAGTGCCACGGGCGGCAGTGCTGACGTCAGAAGTCTTCGCCAATAACGAGTACTCCCGACTCAAAGCCATGCCACCCGCAAGCACCTCCACAGGCGAATCAAGGATGCCGACAAAAGTTGAAGCGCCAAGAGTGCAGGAAACCCCGAACTCGTCAACGTTCAAAAATGCCAGCGTATCCTGGAAAGCCATCTGGATCAGTTGCCGTACTTCTTGCTGTAGACCAGCGAGACGCCGTACACGAACACAGGGTTGGTGCCAGCTTGAGTACCGACAGCACGCACATAACGGCGCACGTCGTTGCAGTTGATGCTGATCTTGGAGAAGGCAGCAGCAGCGTCGGTGACCTCGGTGAAGGTCTTGCCGGTGATGTCAGCCCATGCCGAGTTGTCAGCCGAATCCTGAAGCTTGACGTTCAGGGTAGGAGTGGTGCCGCTACCAGCTTCGCAATCCAAGATAACGATCGCTTCGCCTTCAGCATCGTTCGACCCTTGCAGGTCAAAACCAGTGCCGGTGGCGGTAGCAGTGCGGGAATCAGCGGCCAGCAGGCTCGCGATGTAGGTCTTCGACCCCAGGTTGTGGATCATTGGTCTTTCTCCGTTTGGGAGTGGGTTTGCTTGGAACAGGGATTGGCTGCTCGTCAGCCGTAATAACTTCCTCGACGATGGGAGCGGGAATGGCCTTCTGGATGCCGATCAACAGCAAAGCTGATTTGTGATCAGTTTCAACGAAATCACCAGCCTTCACCTCTTTGAGATCAACGATGGTGTTTCGCAACATCTGAATGCGCATTACCCGCTCCACAATCATCAGGACAGCTTGCAGATCGACTCAGGGTGGCGGATAGCCACGTCGTAGTCCTGCATGGCCACCACACGGACCGTGCCAGAAGCAGAGCCGGTGTAAGGATCAACCATGATGTCCAGGCCACTCCAGAAACCGATCAGGATGTCGCTGAAGTTAGCGAACACCGCAGTGTTGTTCGGCATGGAGTTCGACACGTAAGCCGAGTAACCGTTGATGGTGTTGTTGGCTTCGTAGATGAAGTTGGCGTTGGTGCCGGTAGCCGACTTCTCGGTGGTCTTCAGAGTTCCACGCAGGGAGGAATTCATCATGTAACCGAGAGTGCCCAACAGGGCGTTGTCGGTGCTCAGAGCGGCCTCAGCGTTCACATAATCAGCGAACGTGGTGTAACCGGACTCGGTGTTGATGCCGGTCACGTTGAGGAAGCCCAGCGGGTAAGAACCAGTGCCGGTACCGTTGATGGCCTGATTCTCAACCTCGATAGCAATCTGCTGAGCCAGGTCACGACGAACGAGGTTCTCGATGTCAATGCTGGACTGCAGAAGCAGACGGCGGCTGTAATCAGTCAGAGCACCAATGGTGCGGGGCTGCATCGTCACCTGATCAACGCTGAGCTGGGATTCATTGATCGAACCCGACTCAGCAACGTGATACACAGTGGCGCCACCCGATTGACGGGGCAGAGCAACCATGCCTTGCAGACCGGTCATGATGGTCGCACCAGCGCTTTGCAGCACCAGAGCTTTGCGCAGCAGGTCGATGAAGCTGTCGCTCATCAGATCAGTGGCAACCAGATCACCACCACCCGAAGCCGACCCAACGGTCAGGTCACGGCGGCCATAACCCAGCACATCGGCAGGGATCAGGATGCCACGAGCTTCCTTGCCACTCTTCTCTTGAGCAGCACGGCTGACTTCCATTTCAAAACCAGCAGCCTTTTGGGCTTCCTGGCTGTTGGGATGGGCCAGAGCGTTGATGGCACGGATGAAGGAGAAGTTGCGGCGCTCCTTGTCAGACATGCCGATTTCGGCGTCCTTAGGATTCACAGGCTTCTCTTGAACACCCATCTTCTCCAGAAGGGCAGAGCGCAGCTCGTCAAGGCTACGGGAGTTTGCGATAAACTCTTGAGCCATTTCAATGTTCTTGGTGCGTTGACCAAGGGCGATCATGTCGGCCACTTCCTTAGCCTTGGCCTGAGCGGCCTCAGCGCGGATGGCCTCAAGATTGAGGGGTTGATCCACGGTTGTAACTCCGTTTGTAGTTTGTTTAACGGCTGAGGCCGTCTCGACGCTCTCATTATGGGAGAAAGCGCGTCCTATGCCCACTGAATTGTCAGCAGGCACGGTAACCAGACTAATCTCAAATGGCTCATAGCTGGTTGCCCGATAAGTCACTGGGGATGTGGACTCATCGGTTTCCATGGAATTGATCTTGTAACCGAAGCTGACGTTACGGATGATTCCGTCCTTGATGAGATCTTGCATTTCACGGCCAAGCTCGTTGTTGGCGATCTTCACTCGTGCATATGCACGCTTGTTTTTGATGTACGCCTTCTGTACAACGCCAACGATCTTGTCAGGATCATGCTGATACAACAGCGGCGCACCATCGTTCAGGCGGCGAAGATCCATCGACTTATCATCCATCGACAGCACTTCCATGCCGTAGTAACGCTCGACAGGAGCCTCGCTGGCAAAGGGAAACTCAAGCGTGCGCTCTTCACCTTCAGAGCGGAATTCAGTCGCGAGTGAACGCTTCAGTGTTTCGCCTTCAAAGAAACGCAGTGCAGAAATTTTGCGCAGCTCAGAGAACTTGTGACCGACCAGTGTTTCGGTCTCTTTGTAGTCACCGTCGTCGTTTTTGCGGTACACGCGAATCAATGCAGCGGGATCTTCTTCAGATGCATTAATACTAAACGAAGAATCTGGAACACCAAGTACACCTTCACGCATTACATGCTCCACCTTGCCGCGTGCGGTGCCACCACTTGAATCCCATTCCACGAAATCGCCAACTTTAACTGCATCGGGAGCAGCGCGTTCTTGGCTGCGTTCGCCAGTGGCTTCCTCGAACTCGATTGGGCTGTAATCGTGATCGCTTAACCATTCACGGGCTTCAGCGGGCGTAAAACGATCAGCGTCAAAACGAATCGCTTGCAGTTCAGTAGTTTCATCTTTGATGCCGTAGATCGCGTCGATGCCAGCGCCAAATTCATCATTGACACGGCGGATGCGATCGTATTGATCAGGATCGGTTAGACGAGCAGCATGCTCATTTGGGTAAGGACGACCGTCAACGATCGGTTCCATGGCACGCTCCTTTGCTTTTTTGATGGCTTTGGATTTCATGTTGCTCCAGGTTTGCCCTGAATCGCCACCCCATGCCGCCCATGCTACGCGACCTGGTGAGGGATAGTCACTGCTATCAGGGCGAAACCCTTTGCCTTGCTTGTCAACTTCATGCCGCGCAAACCAGGCCGACATCGTGATGACAGTGTCAGGACTCAGCTCGTCACCTGACAGAATCTGCCCTGCACGTGTTGCGGCATCATCTGTACCACCGGGGCGTCCTTCTTTTTTCCATGCGCGATAACGACGCGCTTCAGCCTTCATGCCTTCAGTTGGCATCAGGTCAATCGTCTTGTCACCAACCTTGGCCATCAGTCAATGCCCTCAAGTTCAGGTTCTTCCTCATGTTCTACCGGATGTTCGGTAGGAGGAACAGGAACAGGCTGCGAAACGCCGTTGTTTGAGACCTGAGAGGGATCGGTGTCGAGCACAATGCCAAGCTCATCAGCGACTGCCAGTTCATGCTGCCGTTGACGCATCTGATCCTCGAAGTCACCGCCATGCAGCGCGATCACTTGTGACAGTGTCATGACACCACTACGGATCAGGTCCTTGTACGCAGCAGCTTCTTTTTGCGGGTCAACAAACTGTGCAGCAGGAGCAATCCACTTGGCTTCTTCGTAGCGATCAGGGTTGCTGTCGTAGTTCGGCAGATCCAGAACGCCAGCCATGACGGCCATTTCAAGCCAGCGCTCGTACACCTCTTCGCACAGTGATTCGATCACGTACTGCTGAAGTGTTTTGTAATGAGTTCTTGTTTCGAGCAATTCCAGTCGTGAAGAGCTGTAGTTGCTTTGAGAGAAATCGCTTGAGACTTGCGTGTAACTACAACCAACCCCAGCAGCGACAGCTCGCAGCATTTGCTGCACAAAAGGAGTAAACGCATCATCCGGCCGATTGGGCGTAAAGAATTGCATTTCTTCCCCTGGGGCCAAACGCCTAATGCTTCCGGGTGAGAAATCGAGCACTGAGTCTTGGTCAAAGGTGCCATCCTCAAAAAGCTCCTGATCAGGGGTCTTGACAAACGCCATCATCGACGAGCTGGCACGTGCTGCAACAATTTCAGCTTCCTCGTACCCGCTCAGGTTGCGCAGGCGCATGATCGCTGATGCAAATGCACTGACTCCACGTGTCTGCCCTGGGCGCTCGATCAGGTACAGGTGAAGGACGTCATCAGCGGGGATCCTAATGCGACGTTTGGCAGCCTTCTGGGCGTATGAGAACTGATAGTCGCCTGGGTGATAGTCAAAGAAGTGATACGCAACGGGCCTGCCCCACCTGTCAATTTCAATGCCCATCCGCACTTCGTTGCCATTCTTTTCAATGGCGTTGTAGTCGTCGTCGAGCAGATCAGATTCAATAATCTCGATGCCCAGTGGGACGCGGCTATTGCCAAACGGTTGACGGACAAGGCGCACAAACACCTCGCCAGACTCAAGCATCGACGTGATGCAGAGGCGTTGAATGTCGTACCAGCTCAGCTTGCCAGCCGTGTGACAGCGCTTTGCGGAAGTCCAGCGATCCCACTCTTCCTCGATGCGGCGATTAATGTCATCAGCCAGGCGACCACCACGCTGCATGCGCACCTGGGCTTGCATCCTGATGCCAGTGCCGACGACGTTATTGCGTACAGCTCTCAGGGCAGCCTTGGCAAAATCCGAATCACGCACCAGTTGCCGAGCGCGATTGCGCAGCATCCTGATACTGCCTCTGATCTCGCTGTCAGCAGAAGTGGCTTGACTGATCCAGTCAGATGTCAGCCTGTTGTTCTGCGCAGCGGCATAAGCACGCTTGAAGTAAGCATTCTTCTGTTGCGCTTCTTCAAGTTGCTGACGCAACGCGTGGGTACGCCCGATACCGAAGATTGCCATTACTTGAACCTCACTTTGGCGAGGCCAGGGTTACCAAGGCCCTGACGTATTTTTTCAGCTTTGCGCTCCATCGCAATTTCGCTCTTGAGGTCATCACGAAGTTGAAGCAGCTCAGCCATTTTGTAACGCCTCAGGCTACGCCCACCAATCTGATACTCCTGCACCATGCCACCCTGGGCCAGCGTGCGTATTGCTGTCTCAACGTAAGACAGGTCAATCTCAGCGCGAGACCGATCGTCAAATGCGCCGGGTGAGCCTGCATATTTGGCTGACGCCTTGACAGTGAACTGACCACGCCCTGCCGTGTATTGCTGTGTGCTGTAGGTCGCAATTGCCTGCCAGGTCCACAAGCCTGCATCAAAGCCTGTTGTCGTGGCCGCAGGGATCGTTATGCGCCAGCCAGTGCCCTCAGTAGTGCCAACAACAGTCGCGCCTTCATTTGCAGTATTCGTCCGTGCGTACCACGTGAGGGTGAAGGTGCCACTGTCGATGTTCGTGCCGATTGCGTCTTTGAACGCAGGCACGTCAAACACAACTGTGTCGCCCGCGTAAATCAGATTTGGGACAAGGATGCTCACCAGCTCGTCACGAATGAGGAATTTCGTCGTTGCAACCGGCGTTGCGGCGGGCGATATGGGGATTCTATCGGCTTATCCACCGATACGTCACCAGTATTGTCTGCTTTCGATGGCTTGCCAATAGTCCGCTGAAACTGCTCGAATATCGTGTTCCTGTTGAAGCGCATGTAAAGAAAATGTAACGCTGCATAGCTGTATACGAAGCAGTCCAGCGCCTCGTTGCGATCGCCCGCCTTCTTCTTCCATTCGCGAATGGCGAAACCCTTGACGTAGCGCACAACCTGTCGTTCTGACGTGATTTGCTTGAAGTACTCCTGCCCTGCCTCGGCATGGAAGTGAATAAATCCTGCGCCTGGCTCGTTGTGCTTCATCCGGCCAAACAGGGTGCTCTTGATCGTGTCAACGCCAACAGGAAACACCTCGGCCGAATTCTTCAGCACCTGCCCCTTGTAGTTGATGTCAACCTTTGACGGCTTGCCAATTGGCGGTTTGTTCCTGACCGATTGACCCTTCAACGCAAAAACACCTTTGCCCTTGCGGCTTCGAGCATACGCATACACTTCTGAGGTGTAGTGGCCGCCAGAGTCGCAACCAATAGCAGACACCTTGACTCTTCCGCCATCTGCATGTGGATAGTCCCTAAATACGAGGTCATCAACTTGACTCCACAACTTTTCACCTGCTGGATCGCCGTAAATCTCGGTGTGCCCAATCAGCCAACACTCCTCACCAGCGCCCCATGCATACAACCCAACGGCAACGCGGTTGTCCTGCACGTCAACACCAGCCGTGAGTATGACCGCCCCCTTCGGCAGCTCACCAGCGGGGTAAAACTCAGCTCGTTCAGACAAGCTGTCAGCACCAAGCTTTGCTCCTGTCTCCTCTTCCCAGGTCTCGCCCAAGATCGTATTAACGAACGTCTTCAACAGGGGCGCGTCGTTCTTCGCACGTAAAAATTCACCAACAATTTCTTCCCAGCTTTTCCAGCCCAGTGGCGAGTACAGAGACGACAGGTGAAATCCAATCGTTCTTTGATCTTGACTATCTGCCATCGCACGCCACTCACCCTTGCGCAGCATCTCGCTTTTGTAATACTCCTGAATGTGCGTGCCACAGCTCTCGCACACATACGCAACAGTCTTGGGGTCGCCGTCACGCCACTGCAGATTCTTCCACTGCAGCCACTGCATGTGATCGCAATGCGGACAGGGGACGAAATAACGCCGCTGATCTGATGCGAGATATTCAGCCTCGATGCGGCTCGTATCCTTGACGGTCGGGGTTGACGTCAGGATGATCTTCCGCCTGCTGAACGTTGACGCACGACGCTCCGCCAATGCGCAAGGGTCTCCCTCGCCGTCCACATCATTTGGGAAAGCATCAACCTCATCAAGAAGTACCCAACGGCAAGGAGCAGAACGCAAGCCCGTAGCTGAATTCGCCCCGGTAAGGAGGAGGATTCCGCCTGGAAATTCTTTTGAAAACATCGTGTTGCCTGAATCGCGGCTTCGAGCCGGAGCGACCTTCTCTGCCAGACACGGTGTCTCATGAATCAAAGAGTCAAGACGTTGTTTGCTCAATCTTTTAGCCATCTCGATCGTAGGTTGCACAAAAAGTGCTGGGCCAGGAGCATGGGCAATCATGTACCCAACAACGTTGTTGATCGCTTCTGTCTTGCCAAGCTGCGCACCAGCCATGAACACCACCTTCTGCACAGGAGAGCTGGCGGACATGGAGTCCATGATTTCTTTTAGGTACGGCGTCCGGTCTGTGCGCCAGGGGCCGGGTTCAGCACTCGCCTTGTTGGACAGCATCCTGTACATGTCAGCCCACTGACTCACGGTCAAGTCAGGATCAGGCTTCAGGCCGTCACGGAACGCATGCCTATAGATCAGGGCACCATCACGCATCGGTCAAGGTCTCCAAAGCCCTGCGGATCTCGCTGGTCAACGTCTGGTGGATGACGACCGGGTCAGACTCAGCAGCCAACTGATTGCTGACACGATCAGGAATATTCCCCAAAGCATCACGTACAGCACGAGCAGAAGTGAAAGCCTCACGCTGCACACGAGAAACCTCCACAAGCTGATCTTCTTTGACTTCGAGGTCCAGTCGAGCCAGTTCGGCACGGAAATGCTCAGACTTCGCACGGCTTTCATTAAAGGTCGGGATCTCAAGTTCAGAGGATGTCTTACGCGTGGGACTCGTTGAGACAAGCGGGTTGCCTTCGGTGTACGCCTTGACCGCTGCTTCCTTGTCCCATTCGATCTTGTTGCGGACAACCATGAAGCAACCGTCAAAACGGCCCTGGCTCTTCATTTGGCTGATGCGAGCCTGCGTGATACCAAGCTCCTCGGCCAGCTCTTTGGTGTTGCAGACGGTCATAGACGCAATTTAAGGCAGGTAGGGCGGTTTTAAGCGAAATAGTGGCATGAAAGCTTTTTTTGGCATATAATTGTCGGCTTTTTCATTTTTGGGGTCTCAAAGTGAGACAAACTTGAGAATGCTGCGAGACGCATAGTTCTGACGCTAGCGATAGAAGGGGGTTCGAAATTACC